TATCTTCTATTACTTGAGACTTAAACTGAGGAGTCCTAACCTCTTTTGCAACAGGGTTAAATATTTCATTAAACCTTTTACGATACGTATCATTAGAAGGTCTACTTCTTCCATCAAACTTTTCTTTCTTATTCATAGCTTTCTTTTTAACTCCTCTAAATAAGCAATAGCCTCTTGACGTCTTGTCAGCTTATCTCCTGCTATCTTTTGTTTGGCTCTAATTATTTTAGCATGTTTACGCCAGGCCCAAGAGTTTAGTTGACCGGACCATTTCATTATAAAATGTAGGCCATTGTATATATATTTATCAAACATCTTTTTTTCCTATCCATTTTTTATACCACTGTATGTCAACCACATTATCATCTAAAGATTGTATGTTAGGCTCGTAGTGATCTATTACTTTCTCAATGTCATGTAGCTTAACTACAACATGAGGCCATAACAATTTACAAACAGCTAAACAATCTCTAAACGTGCAACGCCAACGCCATTGTTTCTTATTACCCCTCGGTACTTTTTTAGGTCTAACAGTTCCAACCATAAGTGTTTCATGCACAAGTTCTATAACATTTTGATCTGTCATAGCTATCTCCATGTTGATACGCCAACAATTGTAGGTACCATTTTTCTTTTTTTCTTTGTACTTCTTGTATGTAACACAACCCTCGCCATCAAAAAGACCGGCTATGTAGGCTATGTCTAAGTGGTAATTGCTATTCATAAGAAACTCCAGAGACATGTGTTTTAACTAATTCTTCTCTAGTAGCTTTTATTACATCATCATTTCGTAATTTTCTTCCTTCACACAAACGTCGTAAATAATCCAGTTTTTCAGCTGGAGTAAGAAAATTGTTTCTCCCATTTTTATATGCTCTATCAATAACAGGAAATAATGAAACCTTAATAAATTTATTAACAGCTTCCATTTTTATAATGTTGTCTGTAAGCAATTTTCTTTTTTTCTTTTGATCAAAATTTTGCATCTTTTTATTTGACCAAAGATTTACTTCTTCATTTATCCATTCATTTTTGTATCTTTCTTTACTCATTTGTTTCCTTTCATCATATATTTTAACACTGTCGTATATGGATTAGGTTGTAAGTCTTTAGTGCAACTTACGAGCATCACCTGTAACAAAATCATCATCAACATAAAGGTCAACAATTTCGGACTCATCCACATAAATCTCCCCTTCTGAGTCACATGTCTTGCATTGCAAGACTACGTGTTCTCTACTTTCTTCAATCATCGCTTTAATATATCCATTACCTCTACAGTCTGGACAAATAGCTGCGTGTCTAACTTTTTTTGATTTTTCCATTTAATTTTTTCGCTTTCTCGTTTGCAATTGATTCTATGGTCTTACTAATTGATAATGTTGCATCCGGTAATAATACCTTAGACAAACTTATCAATGTCTTGTATGTATCATGTGTTAGGGATACATTTCTATATTTAGTTATATCAGTCATTGTGACTTCCTTTCATTTAATTATAATGACTATATAGGAGATTAATATAAAAAGTCAATGAAATTTTTATTAATAATTTACATTTGTTCTACAATAAGTGGGGAGTGTTATACCCATAAAGAATACCCTAAAGTATTTGAGGATCACCACGATTGTGTAAGAGCAGGCTTATCTGAATCTTATGAAATTATATATGCGGAAGGTACTTTTACTAAAGAAACTATAAATAATAATCTATTATATCCTCAGTTTACTTGTATTTCTAAAAAAGATGAGGGTAAGATAGTTACTTAGTTGACAGTTAAAAATTAAATCTATAAAATAGATAAATCTCACCACAATAACCTATCCTTATTTTTCCCTCTTTAGGATAGGTGCGTTAATTCATATTTGTATACAGCCATAAAAGATTCCGCTTCCATCTTTCATAACATGTTTGTTTATGTGGTCGAGATAAGTTGTTAACTCATTCCTCAACACATCACAAAGACTAAAAAAATCAATAGTTTCTGGTAAAGTCACCCCTATGAACCAACTTTTTGTCACTGGGTAAAGATGATATAGCCCGTCTTGTAATATTATTACGTCCATCAGCCCACTCCTTTATAAGTTTAAACCAAAGATCTTTGTACTTAGGGTCTCTTGTCTTGTCCCATTGTCTCCAGACCTTATCAATCGTCTTTAAAGTTTGTTCTTGTACCATGTGCTATAATCTTTTTAATACCAGGAGACCTTATATTTAACGTTGCATAACTAGCCCAGGCTTTTTTAATCAAGTTTATTTCTAGTACAAGACTAGACCATTGCTTTTGACTAATATTATTACTGGTGATCGTTAATGTTTTTTCCTTCATTATATTTTCCTCGCTATATAATCAAATATAGGTCTTGCAGGTGTAGCAGATTTTTCCATCACTGTTTTCCTTTTTTGAAAAAAATCAACTCTTCCTTTTTTTGCTTCTACTGCAAATGCATTAGGTATAGCTGTAACATCTTTAGGAAAATGCGCACCTGCAGAACACCTATCTTCTGATAAATTACCAGTGTAATAAATAACTGATGAACCTTTTTTTGCAGTGTTTACCCATTTTTCTACATCTTTTATACTCATTCTATTCCCTCTCTTTCATTTGTTTTTATATTATAAATACATCCTTGTATTAAACAAGGTAATGTAAAATTTCTTGGTGCAGGATTTTTACCTACCAAATTAATTCCACATTTAGAGCATTCACCCCTTGCCATTAAATCTCCAGAAGTTCCGCCTACTTTTTCTAACAGTGCCCATTTTTTTTCTTTAATTAACTTAGCAGCAAACTTTAAACCTTCTACGACATTTTTTGAATCGTATTCAGATCTAACAGCTGTTAAAATTAATTTTTTATAAGCGTTAAAAACTTTTGCTTCGTCTTTTAGTTGTTTGATTTCGTGTTTTAACATATCTTCTTTTGTTATTTCTTTTGCTTTTTTCATTTTAAATTTATCTCCATATCTCTTCTACCAGGCATCCATGCACGTACCATTGGTGGATCAGTTAACCCATCCATAGCATCTATATACACAGTCAATTCACCTGCATTTGTTTTCATAGTTACATAACAAGTACCTTTGTTTCTTATATCAAAGTGTATGCCTTTAGCATAACGATCTTCAAAGTTATTTTTCATTGTTTTCTCCTCTTAAAAAATTATCACTATTAAAAATAAATCCTGACATATCTAAAGATAAATTTAATTCTTGTAAAATTTCTTTAAGTTCTTTTAAAGATTTTCTACCAAAATTAGGTGTTCTAAGCAATTCACCTTCAGATTTTTGGATTAAATCACCAATATAAATTATATTATCGTATTTAAGGCAATTCATAGATCTAACTGAAAGCTCAAGTTCATCGACTTTCATACTTAATACTTTAGAAAAATATAAATTTTCTATTTTTTTCATTTCTTTTGAAATAACAAAATTTAAATCTTTTAATCTTTTATATATTTCGTACTCTCTTTTATCTGCTTGTATCATTTTTTTCTCCTTTATTGCTTTCATATCTTATATATAGGATACTAGATGATTATTGTCAACCTTGGCCTTTGTACCGCGTCATTTTGCGCTGTCTCTTCTCATTCTTATTTAAAGATTTCTTATGCTTTCTAGGTCCACGTTTCTTGGGTTTATCACGTGGTGTGAAGAACTTAAAACTTTGTTTAGCCACTATTTAGTCCACTCTTTAACGAATGGTACACCCCCATCTTCACGTGCTGGCATGACAGGTAAATAACTTATCTTACCATTAATGTGTTGCTCTAAATCAGAACCACAATTCATACATCTATATAATTGATTTGTAAGTCCAACCAATGTTGTATACTCATCACATGTTGGACACTTACCATTAACTACTTCTGCGGTTACTTTCATATTATTGACAACTTAAACACTCATCGCTGTCATTGTCAAGGTCAGCTAAAGCTTCTTCTTTGCAGTCCTGGCTGCAAAACATATCTAATTCGTCTTTAGTTTCAAATTCTTTTTTACATTTAGTACATTTTTTCATTATTATTCTTCTTTTATTATTTTTTTAATAGCTTTGCTACCATCAATATTTTCTTCTATTTCTGCTTCTACTTTACCACATTTATATTCAATGTTATTATTAGCATCACGTTCCGCGACTCTCTTGCCTTTTAGGCAGTCTGACATTGCAGGTTGTATTCTATGCTCCGTAAGTTCCCCAGCGATAAACATACATAAAGCTACAACAGATTCGATCATACAGTCTTACCTTTGTTAGGTCCTTCTTTAATAACATATTTTTGTGTACCATTTTTACCGATTTCCACTTCTTTTTTTAAATTTTTTGCTAGACTCGCAGCTTTATTTTCTTTGTTTATCTGTGCGATGTGATCCAATACTTTTTTATTAATGCGCCCCGTTGCCATTTTGTCTCACCTTATCTTTTAAATCTTCTATATCTTGTAAAGCTTTTTCTAGTTGTGCTTTTAAAAATTCTATATTAACCTTGTTCGTCATATTTTGTTCTTGAGTTATCTCTAACTTCTCTGTTGTTTTGTATAAATCTTCAATCAACATATATTGTTCCTGGTCCGTGGGCAGTTGTTCACTCTTCTTGAGTAAGTCTGCTTGAAACAATTCTCTTGATGTCTCTAAGCTTGTTAATCTAGATGTGACCTCTGTATATGCAAAGACACCCATGGCCACACCAGCAATGATTGCTAGCATATTTTTCATAGGCATACTTATTGATGTATTTTCACTTATTTTCACTGTGGTGCTCCAAAAAAAGTTAATAAACATATCATAATAATAAGTATAGCGGTAAATCTGTAATCCATCCTGCAGCACTCCATGTTATTCTTCTTCCCCTGTTAATGTTGCACGCATGATTAAAAAATTTTTAAAATCTTGTTCCATGCTATTAACTTTTTCTTCCATTGTTTTAAGTTTATCGTTTGTAACAATGGTATTACCTTTGTTGGTTTCGATATTTAACAATAAATGACTTTGGTTTTCTTGTATTCTAGCTATGTATCCGATTTGATTTTTTAAATCTGTATTTTGTATTATTTCAATTGCGGCTTTGTTTTTATTAATAGTTTCTGTTAGATCTACAATGTACTTAACCCCTGTAAAAGTACCTACTATAAGAGAAGCCACTACAGGAACCATCACTACATTTTTCTTTAACAGATCTACTACATTCATTTAACATCCTCATTTTTTTTCCTCAATCTCATAAAAGAAATTGTCGGTATCCTCAGTTTTCCATGCTCCGGTATCCTCTACATTCCATTCTGAAGTTTGTACTTTCCAGTCAGGAATGTTGTCCTTTACTGTAAAAGAAGGTAGGTCCCATATACATCTATTGTTTGGCTGTGCCGCATAGTTGCCGTTGTTTAACGCAATTATGTGAGCGCACTTGTGTTCGTGCGGAATCTCTGAATGATCAGAGTTCAGTATATTAGCATCTGGGTGGCCCCAGTCAACGGTAAATAAATACTTGCCGTGATACCACTTCTTATCTTTTCCAATATATTTGCCGGATGTGGCTGTTAAAATATCCCAAGTAGTAATAGCAGGATAATAACTGAAAGAATTCCAAAGCTCCAATTCATCCAAACGTTGTTCGGCGACTTGTGATCGCTCAAATCCTCGCTGAATAAACGCGCTAATTGGCAGGCGATAAAATACTGCACCGTTCTCCATGATCGCGTGAAATAAGATAGCACGACCTGTAAGACTGGTAATACCGAAGATGATACAGTCTTCAACTTCGCCTTTATGTTTTTTAAGGTCATATAAATACTCCTTTTTTATTTGCGAGTATTGTATAGGAATATTTGCATTTAAGTAAGCCATAATTTATTATTTTATTTGGCCCCAATTAGGGCCTGATTCATAATCTACTTTGTTAGGTACTTCTAAGTCAACAGCATTTTCCATGATATCTTTTATCTTTTGTGCATGCTCGGGACTCTCAACCGATATATCAAGTTCATCATGTACCTGTATATGTGGTATAATACCTTCTTTGTGTAACTCAATCATAGCTTTTTTTGTCATATCAGCTGCTGATCCTTGTATCAATTTATTTAATGCTTTGTATGTATAAGCACGCTTAATCCCTGGTCCGTGTTCCAAGAGCGCTTTATCGTGTGGCAAGGACTTATGAATACCAAATTGATTGGGTTCCCATAAATGGAAACGACAAAGTCGACCTAGTAATGTACGTATTCTACCAGACTCTTGCGCACGGCTCATAACATTGTCCATCAGTTGTTTAACAAAGGGTACTCTGTTGTGGTATTGTCTAAACAAACTATCAGATACATCTTTAGATACACCGAGTTCTGCTTGTAATTTATTTTTACCCATACCATAGAACAGACCAAGGTTTATAGTCTTGGCCTGTGATCTAGGTATCTCTGCCATATCAGCAACGATCGTGTGAAAGTCCGCATCGCCTTCGCGATACGCGTCCAATACATCGTCCACTCCATAGAGATTCTGTAAAGCTGCATAATGCACCACCAGCCTAGGTTCTTGTTGAGAATAGTCAAAACAACCCCATGTATGGCCCTTCTCGGGCACAAATAATGCCCTGATCCATGGTCCAAGGTCCTTGTTCCTAGCTGGAATTTGCTGTAAATTTGGGTTTGAGTACGAGAATCTGCCTGTCACAGTTCCGCCATTATCTGAACGCAATTGGTTGATGTCTGCATGTATTCTACCTTTATGTGAGTGCTTTAATATGGTATCAATAAATGTAGTGTGAGCTTTGTTGATCTCTCTTGCTTTAGCAATTTTATTTACTATTGGGTGAGGATGATTTTGTAAGAAATTTTTAGTAAAGGAAGGTGCTTGTGTTTTTTCGGTTCTATCATAATCTAATTTTAGCTTGTCAAAAACTTGGGCGATCGATCGTGCTGCCCATATTTGAGTATCTATTCCTGTTTCCTTTTTTATTGCTAGTAGTGATAACTCTTCTTCTGCAACTAATTGCTTCTTCAATTGGCTGGCTTCTTGGACGTCTACACGGACACCTAAAAATTTCATATCGACGAGGCAAGGAAAAAGTTGAGTCTCGAGATCGAAGATAGATTTTATATCTTGTAGATCTATTTCTTTTTTTAATTCTTGCCACAAGGCTAACGTAATTTCTGCATCTGCTTCTGCATAAGAACCTACATAAATGGCAGGTAGTCTATACATTTCTGCCTTGGCGTCAACCCCCCAACTTTTCGCTGCTTCATATAAATCACTTTCATTCTTACCCTTACCGGTGTATCTTTTAGCACAATTGTTTAAATCATAACGCATTTGATTTTCATCAACTAAGGCCGATGCTATCATCGTGTCAATTATTCTACCGTTAATATTTAAACTGAGCGCTCTAATCCAACACACGTCATACATGGCGTTGTGAAATATTTTATCTGCTGGTGTATCTAGTACACCTTGAAACCATTTTAAAACTTTGGCTCGACTCATATTACCACCACCTTCATGAGCAATTGGATAATATCCCGACCATCCTTTAACAGCCACAGCTATTCCTACAACATCTCCTTTACCTATTACCGATCCTGACCCCATCTTCATTAGGTCTGGGTCTTTAGTTTCTAAGTCAATTCCGATTTCATCATACTTAGATAAGTCTGGAAAATTTTCTGGTGGTAGCCATTCTGTTTGTGGTTTAAATAGTGGTATCTGCATCATAATCCCTTTCAAGTATCATTTCTAAATAGTGTATTGCTTTTTCTATGTCTTGTCTTTTTCCCTTTGACTGGTGCCTGCAAATATATTTTATAGCGTTGCCTTCTGCAAAAAGTAATTTGTTTTCATTTATAAATTCTGCAGGTTGTATTTTCATTTTGCGATAGTGCTTCCCGCCTACCTGGTTATCTAAAGAATCATAAACTGATTTCTTAAATATTTCACTGTTGGTCATAGTATATATCCTTTCTCATATTTTTTTGGTTCTATTATGTGTAAATTTTCTTTTGTTCGTGTTGCACCTACATAAAATAATCTATTCTCGTCGTCAGGATTTCTTTCATAACTTCGCATAGTATTTTCTGTAAGATCTGTTAGCAGTACAACGTTAGTTGCTTCACCGCCTTTTGCTGCATGTATAGTAGATAATTCTATTCTAGGTTTTTCATTTAGTTTCTCACCATTCTTTCTCATCTTCCTTAAATATTCTACTCTAGTTTGTCCTGCATCATCAAATGCTTCATACCAAACTGTTTTAACTTGTAGACCATAATCTTTAGTGAGTTGATCTATTCCATAAAAAGATCCTTTGGCCATACCTTTTATTTTTTTAGCGTGCCAATTTCTAGGTCCCATAAATTTAATTATATTTTCTATTTCTTTGTAAGAAGCTAATTGTCCTTGTCTTAAATGTTCCCAGGACGTAGCTGCTTCATGTAGATCTTGTTCATTACTTCTTTTATATCTGTTTTTATAATACAAACCTTGTCTATACAAAGATTCCTCTATGTCATTAAGCATGTGTCTTGTTCTACTTAACACTAGCCAGTCCCCTGTTCTTAGGTCCACACTTTCTATATCAAAATGTCTATGTAGATTTCCTTGACTAACTCTAGGTTCCCAAGATTTATCTATTCTGTTTCTAATTTTATTTATAATACCCATTGCTAGTCCATGTACTTTTGCAGGTATTCTATATGATTGTGTTAATGGGAGATACTGACCCTCTAGAGCTATAAAAGAATCTACATCCGCTCCAGCCCATCTAAAGATAGCTTGGTCGTCATCCCCTGCTACAAAAGCATCTGTTGTTTTATTCCATATTGATCGTGCCATGTCCCATTGCATTAATGATAAATCTTGTGCTTCATCAATAAATACTACATCAAACTTTGGAGACTTATCTGACTTTGTAAAATCTAAAATCATGTCATTAAAATCTATTAAGTTATATTCTTTTTTATATCTTCTTAATTCGTTGTGTATAATTCTAAGTTGATCTCTCTCCAGGTCCTGCGTGTGTTCTGCTAAATCAAACTGTTGCTCAGGTGTAATATTTCTTAACTGTGCTAGCTGTATAATTCTTAGATACTCACTATCTGATGTAAATATACCACCCTGGTCTTCTTGGTAATCTGCATACGTTACAGGAAAACCTAGTTTTTGACCTAGATCTTTGTAGTGTCTTGATTGCATGACTTGATCTTTTTTTAATCCTAACTTTCTAAATGCTAGTGAGTGTAATGTTCTAAAATATGGTAGATCATCTTCTGTTAAATTAAATTTTTTAATTGCTCTGTCTCTTGCTTCGTGTGCAGCTTTCTGTGTAAATGCAAAATAACCTATCTTGTCAGGGTCAGTTTGTTTAAGATAGTCATCAACTTTATTTAATAGAGTTGTAGTCTTTCCTGTACCTGGTGGTCCTAATACAATTGTTCTCATACAGTTACCCATATCCATGCAGCTGTAAGAACTACTAATAAAATTAAATCATCTGTTGCGTTCATTTTTTTTTGATCCTTTTGTTATTTTCTGATGGGGTTACCCACTCTAAGTTTTCTAGTCTATAATCTTTAGTATCTCCATTTATATGGTCCACGTAAGTTTTTTCTGTCGGGTCATCATTTTCTATAAAAGCAAGAGCAAAAATCCTAGAAAAAACTGCTTTTTTACTTTTTAGTTTACCATTTACGTAATGAGGTAATTGAGTTCTAGGATAAACTCCACATTTTCCTGTTGTGTTTGGCATGGGATTTATTACTCTCCCTGTTTTTTCGTCTTTTAAAAAAGGAAAAATTAAACCTTTGTTTGGCATAAAAATATTTTTTCCACCTTCTTTATATACATAGTATCTATCTTTTTCTATAATTGAAAAACTATACTTAAATTCTCCTATATCTGGAAGAGTTGAAACATCTACTTTTTCTTTAAAAAAAATAATTCTTTTACTTTCTTGATCTGGAAATAAATTTAATTGATCTTGTGGTCTCAAAATATATCCTTTGGTTTTAATTCTTTTTGGTGGTAGTCATCTTCTTTTTTGTCAAACTGTTTAACTACAAACACAGAAGTTCTTTCTTTACCAATACGTTTGTCATCACAGTTACATGTTTCTTT